ATAGTCTTCTCGGACAGAGCAGCACGGCCACCACGTGAGTCCAGAGCTGTGTACTTGTTTGCCAGGTCATGCACTGACTCAATACCACCAGCCTCATTAAGGATCGATTCAAGCATTGCGCCACGCTCTGCCCCAGCCTCTCTAGCTGTTCTGAAGATACCAAGTGTTCTAGCGATATCAGCCTGGCGTCCTCTAGCTGCCTTCATCAAGACACCCTCAAAAGCCACAGCCTGCTGGAACTCGCTGGCCAGCTCTGGCGTCAGAGTGCCTGCAGCTTTTGCAGCCTTGACTTGCTCACCAAGATCAAATGCGTGTTTGCCAGCATCCACAATCGTGAGCAGCATCTTGTACGCATCTTTTGGATTAGCCTTGGTTTCCTCTAATGGGTTGATGATCTTGGCAATAAATGCCTCGTCATATCCCTCATCCATCGCTTTAGCAGCAATGACTTTGTAGGAAACCTTGTCTAGTCTGTCAGCGCCATACGCACGGCCAGTAGCCTCGATGTGCTGCTTTAACTCGTCTGGGCCAATGATGTTGTCCAGGCTAGTTGTTGTGGCCTGCACTCCAGCCTTGATCTCAGGACCAGTAGGAGAGGGCTTGCCAGCAACTGGCATACCAGGTGCAGTTTGTAAGATGTCTTCAGCTACTTTTGGTGTAGCCTCTTTGATGACCTGATATGGGCCAACAGTACCTACCTCATCAGCGCCTTTTAATATGGGTATGTTGGTTTTTGTAGGGGCTTTTTTAAGAACTTTATTAACTAGGCCAAGACCAAGGCCAGCCACCTGATATGGCTCAAATGTTTGTTGATCAGTGATCTCAATAGGCGCAGCTGCAGTCTCTGGCAAAGCACCAGACATAGAGTCAACGCCAACAGGGTTGACCTGGTCATCTTGGACCATGCTGTCTATCTTTGTCTCAAGCGACTGGATTGCCATTACTCAATACCTCCGCTTGGTTTTTGTACTAGGCCAGATTGGCCAGGGTTTATTTTTTTTGCTGCTGATCTTGAACCAACGGCAGGGATTGCTGTTGGGGTTGTTGTGGTTGTTCCTGCACCTGAGAGTTCTCGTTCAAAGATTTTCTCAAGTTCGCCCCGTAAAGGATCGAGGTCGGCTGCGGTGCGTCTGACACCGAGGTCTGCCAACCTTCCCAAGTATGCTTCCCCATTTTTAGATCCTTTCCCTGTCCAATCGTTACGTGCTTTTACAAGATCGGCTTCATAGCCCCTTGACTTAACATCATAATCCAATTTTGTCAGCATTGCATCAATTTGTCCACCACTAGATAGTGCGTCTTGTACAGACTGCATACGTGCAGCACCACCTTTATCAATCAATACTCGAATACCAACATTACCGTCTACAGTTCTGATTGGTTGATATCCAACAAATAGCTTAGTTGGATCTGCAGCCATTACCTTTTCCCAAAATGTTCTTAGTCCATCATTGGTTGATAAATTATCTGACCCAGACTCAATAAAATCAATCGCCAGTGCTTTTGGATTCTTTGTCGTACCCTTTATTGAATTAACCCATACCTCTGTTTGCTGTAATAAATAGCCTAATACATTAGCTGCAATTTCAGAACCTTCCCTCGTTGCTAGTGCTTGACCAACAGCTGCTGGATTTTGATAGGTTTGCCAGCCACCAGTACCATGCACCATGCTACGCAAATCAATGCCAGATATTTCCTTGGCCATCTCCATTGCACGATCAGTTACCACTTGAGTTAACTGCACTTGACGCTCTGGTGCTAAAGCAGCAAATGCTTTTCCATACTTCTTAGCCCATGGTGAGCCATCACCAGGTGCAGCCTCCATAGAAATACGCCTGAGATTGCGCTCTAAAGCTGTAACAGTGTCAGTCGCTGCATCAGCTGTTAAACGTGTCATTGACATCCAACCAACAGCTTGAACTTCTTTTGGCTGCCAATCAGACTTGCCTTGCCAACTAATGCTATTTAAATGGTCTGTTAAATCTCTACCAAAATCCGCTCTATTTTCATATTGTGTATCTGTAGGACCAGTAGAAAGATCAACCTTGACCTTATTTCTATCTACTGCATATCCTTGTTTCTCTAAATGGTTTAGCAATATGTTGTCAACTAATCCAGTATCACGTGCCGTATGTATATCAACAACAAATGGCTGTCCAGCTTGGACGTCATTACCATAAATTGATCTTACAGTTTTACCTTCTGCACTATCGACAAAGTCTGAAATCTTAAAGCCAACACCTTCTGTAATTGGTTGATCTAACAAAGTATTTCTAGCAGCTTGTGTGGCCATTGGTAAACCGCCAGCCCTCATCTCACCTTTTGGAACATTACGTGCAAATTGTTCAGCTTGTAGTAATACATTATTAAATGCGCCATCTACACCAATATTTTGATTAGCAACTAGCCAAGCTCTCATGTACTTATCTGTCTTGGCTTGATCATTGTCAGTGTACTTTAGGAAAGTACCACGCACCTCGTCATACCATTTTGAATATTGTTGTATTTCTTGAGGCGTAAGTACTTGTTCAGTTCTTTTAATCCAGTCATCTGGCGTAATTTTTCCAACTACAAAGTCTGGCAAACCACTACCTTCTGGCGCTGCAATTACTTCTCGCTCATTCTTTGGTAAGCCAGGCATTTCTTTGCCTTGTAAAACACCTTGCTCACGCTGTAATTTCAAACGCAATAAATTAGTAGATTCTTCTTCTGGAAATTTAATTCCACCATCTACTTTAGGAAATTTAGCCACTGTAGGAGTAATACCCATTTGCACTGGACTACCTAATTTGTCCATACTCTTAATGATCATCTCGCCAGCTGTAGGTGCTAGTTTTTTAGCAACTTGTGCAGTGCCTGCTAGACCTGGTATCAAACCAACCGCAGCACCACCAGCTTGTAAAGCAGCTGTGCCATAGTTTCCTTGCTTGACAGATGTCATTGCATCTTCACCCAAGCGCACAGACTCTTGTGTCTGTAAACCAGTTCCAATAAATGGAATGATGTCAGCAATACCCATAGTTAATGGCAAGTTACTGCTACCACCACCCATAAATGTTTGAGCATTCTGTCTGGCTTTGTAGCGATCCACACCCATGCCTTCAAGCCACATCTGCATCTTGTTAGCAATAGTCTCACGCACTGTTGGATCGTAAGAAGACATTTGTGCGTACTTTGGTGGCTCACCAGAATAAGCAGACTCAGGCAAATTACGTGATCCAGCCTCAACCACTAATACATCGCCTGGTTGTTGACCAGGAGCCATGGCTTGACCAACTGGTTGCTCTGGTGTCTCTTTGTAACCAGATGCTAAAAAGTCCATGAATCTATCGGCAATCATTGTGGACCTTTCAGCGCTTTGATCTTACGCATGATCTTCTTTCTGTCATCAGAGTTACTAACACCAGCACGTTTTAACGACTCGTCTGTGTAGTCCTCGTCATAACGCAAGTTATGCTCTGACAAATTCTTACGTAGGTCAGATTTAACTTGCTCTTGCATCTTGACTTCATCAGAACTTAGTTTCTGCTTGGTCAACTCTTGCGCTCTTGTCATTGGATTAAATGGCTTGCCTTCTAATAACGCACTTTGCTCTTCCTCAAGCAGTTGCGTTCTAACTTCTGCAGCACGTTTACGCTCATTGTGGAAACCAGGCGTGAGCGGATCTGGCACACCCAAAGCAGAGTTAACAAAAGTAGTAGCCTTGGCCATATCGCTACTCTTATTGCGAACATCTTTGGCCAACTCGTTACGCTGTTTCCAGCTGATAGTTCCAGCTTTAGCCAGATTATCTAAATCAGTCTCTCCAAGTAAATTTTTTGCAGCCATTGATTGGTAACGTCCAAATAATTCTGGCTGTGCATCACGCTGCTCTGTACGCAAAGACTTAATTTCATCTGCTTTTAATTGATCAAGTGCTTTAAGTCCTGACACTAAAGTTGATGAGCTAATTTTTCCAAGGTAGAACTGGTCACGCAGATCAATAGCCAATCGCTGGTTGTTGTCATCATCCTTGGCTTTTTGCAACTTACGTGCAGATTCAATGTTGGCAAAGTCTTTAAGTACTTTGTCCTGGATAGTTGACTTGTCACCCTCTGTCAGCCCTTTGTATAAGCTAGTGAGCTGGCCGACATCACCTTTGTCCAGCGCATCCAGCGCTTTAGTTGGTGAGTCATATATGGTTTTGTCTTTTAGCCTGGACACGACAGCGCTAATCTTGGCTTCAGAGATAGCCTTATTGATCTCAGCAATATGCTTGTTGTTACCAGTGATCTTGATAGCCTCATAGAAAGGCTGCTTCTGGATCTCAAGCAATTTGTTGATATCAATCTCAGTGCCAGTGCTTGGATCAATCGTGCCAGATTTGGCCACAATAGCCTCTATCAATGGACGTGCAGCCACCACAGCTTCTTCTAATCTAGCGTCATATTGAGCCTGCTGCACCTTGACAGTACGTTCTGCAGCCTTGACATACAAAGCATTACCAGCAGAGGTTAGGGCAGAGCGCAGACGAATAGATTGCTCTGGATCAAGCGCCATAACAGAGCTTGAATACCCATCAATTAAGTCTTTCATGTTGGTCTGGACAGACCTCATGTCAAACGTAGCGCCAGCATCAATAGCTGCTGCCATGCTGGCAAATGTTTTTTGACCTTCTAGCTGCAACTCGCTAGACAACATTACGGCCTGGGTCTTTTGATATGTCTGCTGAAATATCTTTCCTGCACCTTTGACTGTTACGCCTTCTGGTGTAGCCAATGCTGTATCAATCTGAGCCTTAGTAAGTGGATTTTGTACCGCATACTTTTGAGCCTCTACTTGGGCGTCAGTTACAGCTTGACCTTGAAAGAACGCTGTCATGCGATCTAACTGTTGACCTAGCGTGTTAAAGCCTTGCGCTGCTACTTGCTGTGGCGCAGTGTTTACACGTGGCAGATCAGCGTACTGAACTCCAGCATTTTCGTAGGTAGGTAGCGTAGCCATGTCTTATGCAACCTTCACGCCAGGTGGTAGTTTTGTTGTCTGGTAAACAGATGCGCCAAGCAATCCCTTAGTGACTGCCGACATCAAGCCAAAGTCTTGGGCAGAACTTGCTGCAGCATTGAATGCTTGAGAGATAGCTAATCCACCAGACTGCGCCAGTTGTGCGTTTTCATTCAATATTTGTATTTCATTACCAGCACGGTAAGCATTAGATTGCTCTACGGTCATTGGTGAGCCAGACAATGGGTCTACACCGCCTGCTACAGCTCTAGCTCTGACAGTTCCTGCCAGACGCTGCTGGCGCTCTAAAAGCTGGTATGCCTGGCGGTTGTAGTTCAATGCGTTTTGTCGCCCTTGTAGCTCCGCTTGTGAGCCTTGCAGACGGTAGTAGTCAGACTGTGCATTAGCTTGTGTAAGACTTGTCACAGCACTAAATGCACTGCTGGCCATGGATAGATTAGATGCTGTAAACAGGGATGGAGCAACAGGCATTGTTCCAGCTGCAATTGATCCCGCCTCAATTACTCCAGCATCTGCAGCAATAGCTGGTGCAGCCTCAGCAAACCATAACGCTACTGCTTCCATTTATGTGCCTCCATACACGCTAATCTTGTACTCCATGCCCAATAAATTGAGCTTGAGTGGCAAGGTCTGAGTGATAGTTATTTGGGCGTCTTGGTCATAGCCACTGATACCGCTGATCAACTTAGTCCCAGTGAACTCTGGTACATCGTTATCCATGATGCTTGCAGTGTCCAAGGTGCGGATCGGCACCAGGTTGTTGTTCACAATGATGTGCTGGGTCTGATACAGGATGGCATTGACTTCAACAATGCGCTTGACAAAGCCAGTCCTAGCGCCTGCCTGCAACCGTGGCTCAATCGGCAAAGTCACAATGCTCACCGTAAATGGCAGGCCTACCTCATAGCTACTGGTACTCGCTCTATCCATAGTAATAGAACCACCACCGCTAACTACTTCATCTGACAGCACCGAGCCATCAGCTTTAACATTCAAAGTCTTACCAATGTGGGGGAGGCTGGATATCGTTGTTGCTACGCCACCAGTAAATGCACAGTCTGTAAATATTGTGGTGTCAAACACCTCAACAAAGTATCGATCAACAGAGTTAAACGTGCGCTTGACCACCACATAGATATCCTCGATATCCACACCAATGTCTTTAAATAGGCCATCAGTCGTGAGCTTGCTTGGAGCCACCACGTTTTGCTGGCGCAGAATAGAGTAATTGGCAATCGTGCCATCTCCATTCAACATGAACAGCGTATCTGTCTCTTCAGTGCTGGTAGCCTTACGCAAGGCCAGCTCTGTTGGCGTATTGATCAAGTGGCTAGACAGTAAGCTAATTGACTGGCTAACGTAGGACAGGGTAGTGTCAGAGAACTGAAACTCATTAAGAGCTTTGCCCTGGCGCTGCACATACAACGTACCAGACTGCAGGATCTGCACTCGGATGCCTTCTCTGGCGCCATTGCGAGACACGGCCTTAACAAAGAAGTTGGTAGGCGTGATCGGGTCTAAGCCATTTTGCGGGACATAGAACTCACCACCGCTAGTAAACACTTGCAAGTCACGGCCACTGATGATGTCAATGATCACGTTCAAGCTGTTGGTGTCTAGCGTTGCCTCCACCGCATCATCGTCATAAGCCTGGTCAGGATTAAAGTCAAAGAACTGAGCTACCTTGCTGCCCCAGATGGTGCTTGGCCTGGTCTTAGATCCACCAAAGTACAGACGTCCCTCATGGAATGTTGCGCTTCTTGGCCAGCCCTTTGTGCTTGACCACACATCCTCATAGCCAGACTCCAGCTCCCACGATCCATTAGCAATTGCAGTGGTATCAAAGAACGGTATCTCGGTCACAGCGCTCACCACGGTAGTGCTTGTGTAAGCCACAATCCTCGCCCTACCTTGAGGTTGAGCATTGATGTACTGGCCGACAGATCCAGAGCTAAACACTGCAGAACTGGCAGTCAGTGTGACCTCACCAGACTTAGCGCTTGGTGTCAAAGTACCCGCTGGATTAGACAGTGCAATGGTGAACGCATACTTTGGGATACTGATAAAGGTGATATTGCTTACCGTCCATGTGGCATCAGTACCACCACGCACAATCTTGATTGGCTGGATATCTTTGTGTGCAATGATCAAAGTGTCAGCAGACTGAGTCCATGCCATGGTGGACAAGATAGAACTAGTCACCGCAGTTACTGCCAGGTATGGGTTGCCAGAACCATTGATGTTGGTGATCTGAGTCTTATCCTTAAAGATATACATTCTCTGGTTTGTGAAGATCAGCATATAGCTGTCATCCACCGAGAACTCAAAGGCCACCGAGCGAGTGCCATTGGCTGGTGCTGCAGCACTTGGTAGTTCAAACAAGTACTTCAAACCACCACGCCTACGCACACCACCTTGTGGCTGCACAACTACGTTAGTCAGTGTCTCAGCACCATTTTGGTATTGATTTAAATCAACCCTAGCCCTCAACAGCGGATCCAATTCACCGCTACTGAAGTTGGTTTGAAAGGAAACTAATCGAGCCATTAGTTCCTCACAGCAATTAGGCTGAAGTCTTCAAAGCTCTGGGTGGTATTGCCTTGGCCATCAATAACCATAGCTGTGCGAAAGTAACCACCACGGTTATTCTCTACAGGACCACCAGTAGCAATGTTTTGCCAGTACTGAGTTTTGCTAATTTGATCTGTAATTGGATCTGCCAAGTGCCAGGTCATCATGTACTTGAGCAGCTGAATGAAATAGCTAGGCATCTCAGATTCAGTGGGAAGATATTGGTAATCAATGACAACAGTTGTTTCATTGGTCAGCAATTTATCGCCCTGGATAACCCAATCTGTAAATGTTCTAGCACCCACCTCGGTGGAGTTGTAAGCCCTACGAATAGTGCCAAGACGGTCTGATGGCAGCTGGTACTCGTAGCGATACTGGTTAACTGGCGTGTTGATTGTCTGCGCCAGCTGCACCTTCTTAAAGGTAAAGCTCCAGGGATAAGACTGCAGCGTAGATTTCTTGAGGTCTGGGTAGATGCGATCACAGATATTGGATGCGTCAGTACCCTCATTGAATGAAGATATCGACTTAGCGCCTAGCATTAGCAGGGCGTCTGAGCATACTTTTAGATCTGTATCACCACTAGCCATAGGTCACCCCAAAATGTGAGAAAGGCCAACCTCCAGATAACTAGAAGTTGGCCTGCTTACTTGACTACTGATTAATCAGTATCAGTTGCGCTTACGGTTGTGCCGTCAGCAATGTCAACCACACCAGCTGCAGACACAGCGTTAACGTAAGTCAACACTAGGCTAGGCGTAGTAGAGTCATAGACAAAAATAATGTCGCCAACTTTTAACAGCGATGCAATGCTGTCAAAGTAGCTCGTGGTGTTAACCGTAGCTTGGGTATCTGCAGTTTTGTACAGATACATGGATGGTGCATTGCCAGATTTGGCAGCGCATACGGTCACAAAACCAGTGCTTGAAAATGCCATGATGTGTACTCCTTATTCTGTACAAGTGATGTCAACGCAACCACCAGCATCGATAGCGATAGCGCCAGCACTGAACATCGAGCTAACTAACCAAGAGGTTTTCTCTGGGATGTAGTTGATTTCAGAGCGGATTGCCATGCTCTCGGCCATGCCGACTGCCATCTTGTGATAGGCATACACCTTGCGGGTAGAACCAGAACCACCACCAGTTAAACCACCTTCAGTGCGGTCACCAATGACGTTAAAGGTAAAGCCCATGAACGTGTTGATTTCACCTTGTACCAAGGCTTTGACTGTGTTGAAGTCAGAGCTAGTTACTGATGTCTCAGACAACAAACTGGCCAACTGTGATGCATGGATCAACATATAACGATCTTCTGCGGGTACGTTTGCAGTATTGAGCAAACGTGCAGCTTCACGCAATTTAGCCATGTTCAAGTTTGTACCAGCACCACCGATGCTAGTAGCAACGGTCAAGCTGGTGCTTGATGCTGCCAATGCGTCAATGATCATCTGGTCTGATCTACGGCCAATAGCTTTAGCAACAACTTGCACCAATTCTTGGCGCTCGTCAAAGTTAACTTTAGCTTGGTTGAAAATGTCAGAGTACTCAGCAGCAATGTAGTCTGTCAAAGTGACAGTTGCTTGTGAATAGGTGACGTTGAGTGGAGTGACGTCAGTCTGTGGTACACGAACTTGTGCAACGCCTGCGCCAATCTTTGGGAACTTGTGTGTGCTTGCAGTAACGCCAGTGCGGAGACGGACAGTATTACGCAAGACAGCATCACCTTGATACGCTTGTTTTACTTCCGTGTCGAACAGGGTTACAAAAGCATTAGAGATACTAATTGCCATTGTTTTCTCCTAGAAAACGGTTGATGAAATGTTTCTCGCCAACGGTTGTCCAGAAAGTCTGGGCCTGACTTGTGTTTTTGTAAGCTACACCAAGCTCTTGGTGCGGGCCTTGCGGTTGTCCACGTAGCCGATTCTATTACAAAAAGCAATAGATGCAAATGAATTTTGTAAAAAAAAGCCAGGTTTTTTAGGCCTGGCTATAAAGTGGGCAACTGCTTGCCGTTAACCGTACATCTTTTCAAAGAGTTTTTCTACCTTCAAACGGTAGCTTGGATTAGTTTTGTACTCAGGATTGGCCACCATGGCATCCAACTCTTCTTTGGACATGGAGCCTGCAGCATCTGCCTTGAGTGTTTCAGTGGGAACTCTGCCCTCATAAGTCTGGCGTAACTTCTGCAGCGCCTTGATACCTTTGGCAGTGTCTCCCCAGCGGGTGAACTCGGTGAACTCGTCTGCGCTCCAGATGCCCTTATTGACCATTCCACGGCCCCATTGCGCCATGTCTGTCACTATGGCCTTGGCATTGGGACCAAGCGCTTCTAGCTCGTCTGCCATGCTTTGGCGAGTCTCTGCTACGTTATTGGCGCCAATGCCAGTGACCTCACGTGCCAGGTCTTCAAAGGCTTGCTGGCTAATGCCGTACTTCTGCGCCCAGCCCACATAGCTTTTGACCACTGGGTCATCGCCTTTTAGGCCTAGACCGTCAATGTTGTACTCGCCATTCTCTGGGGCTTTGTGGCCACCAGCTCGGAACTTCTTCTCAAGTTCTACATAAGACTTGCTGATCCCCTCTAGGTCTGGGATTTGATCGTCTTTGTTCCAGAATTTCTCTGGCCAGAAGTCAGGGCGCTCCAGCGGGGTATCGTCTTCAACTTGGTCATTTTGAACGTGACTGATAGTCTGCTCTTGGCCCTCGGTTGTCGGCTGGTCTGTGCTTTCCTCTGCACTAGCCAGCAGGCCTGGGTTGTCATTTGCATCACTCATCTTTGTTTAGCCTTTCGGATTTTATTTTCAATATCCCTGACCACGCTGTTTTGCCCCTCTCGGAACATTCCCAGCGAACTGTCAGAGCCTGGTTGCCAGCACGGTTGCTCAAGATAGAACTCTCGCAGCCACGCCAACACTTTTTGACCTTCAGCACTAGCAAAGGTTTTTGCCATCTGTAGGTTCAGATCCACCCTGTCTTGATCAGGCTCAAACGCTGTAGGTTCGGCCTCTAGGTCATCCCAGCCACTCACTTTGGTGGCTCCATGATTTCGTCTGGACCAGCAAATGGAGACTTCTCCTGGTCAACTCGCACCTTTGCATGATCCATAGCTTTTTGTAATATGGACGCTGGCATATTGTCAAAAAATTTGGGTGATTTAACTGGCGTCTTTAACAAGTAATCCAGCTCTTCTTTAGACAAAGATGGCACTATCAATGGGATTTCCATTTCTTTGCCATTTATGCCTACGCCTACTGATATCTCAGTGGATACACCACCACCAGGACGCTTTAGTTCACCAAAAAAACCCATACCTTTTTGGGTTTTGTCTTGTCTTTGTCCATAACCGTAGTCCATTACATACCTCCTGCTGGTGCTGCAGCTGGCGCTGGTAATGCCTGCTGCTGCTGTTGAGCCATGGCTGCAGCTTGTGCCATCTGTTGCATCATGCCTTTGCGCTCTTCACCAGTGGTACGCACCTGGATAGGCACACCCAACTTGTCGGCTATGTAGTCAATGGCAGTGCCAGCCTTGATGGCCATCTGGCCTTCTGGTCCCATGCCAGCAGTGATCTGCATAAACTGCAAGATGTTGTTGATCTCGTCCATGTTCTGAGCCATGGCCAGTGGAGAGACAGGGCTAACCTTGACCTCCAGACCGTTGACCTTCAATGGCAAGTCAATCATGCCGTTAGCGTCCATCACTTCTAGGATCTTGGTAACCAGTGGGATCATGGTTTCGTTGATCAGACGGCCAAACGCAGAGCCAAGGTTTTGTGCCAACTCTTTCATGCGCTCAACCACCTCAGTAGCCGACCTGGCACTCATGTTGTCTGGTGGCAAAGACTCATCCAGCAAAGTGCGCTTGATGGATTGCACTAGGTCATTGATAACCAGCTGCGACACATTAAAGTCACCAGCACGTGGCAGAGGTTTTAATGCCTCGCCCTGTGGGCCACCGTTACGTGCCACTGGAATGATGGCGCCAGGCGTAATCTTCACATTGGCTGGGTTTAACACACCGTCATCAGCTGCCGTGTAGACACCAGTGATAGCAAGACTTGCATTCTTGAGCAATAACTCTTTGACCTTGTTAAGGGTCTTGATGTCGGGCAGGGCGCTTAGAACTGGACC